GGTAAACAACACAATGCATCGACATTGGCGGACAAAATAGGTATGGGTATCAATCAACGTATTTCAGGTTCTCGTAAAGCGGACTCCAAATATGAAAATACTTTGGTTATCGTTAATCAACCATGGGTTGAACTTCCTGATAATCCATTCGGTCAACCTAAAATTAAGGCTAAAGGTGGTGAAGCGATTTGGTTGAACTCATCTTTGGTATTCTTATTCGGAAATCAAAAAGGTGCTGGTACAAACAAAATTACTGCAACAAAGGACAAAAGAAGTGTTAAGTTTGCAATCAGAACAAAAGTTTCTGTATTGAAAAACCACATCAATGGATTGGGTTATGAAGACGGAAAGATTATTGTGACACCACATGGATTCTTGGCGGGTAAAGAAGCTGCTGAAGAAAAAGCGTCTATTGAGGCTTACAAAAAAGAATATGCTGATTATTGGAAGGATATTATCGGTTCCGATGGTGAGTTTACATTGAAAGAAGAAAAAGAAGATTAGTATATTGTTTCACATTTAAATCACAGATTGTGATTAAGACATTATTAGTAGACGGAGACAATCTGTTTAAAATAGGATTTCACGGAGTAAAAGAGTTGTATAATGGTGGAGACCACTTAGGTGGAATCTACCATTTTATCAACATCTTGAGAAAATTCTTGGAGGAACATAACCATGATAAGGTTGTGGTCTTTTGGGATGGTAACTCCAATTCATCTATTAGGAAATCCATTTACCCACAATACAAAGCGAATCGTAGACAAGATATGAATGAGTATAAATACGAATCATATCTTCAACAAAAGGCTCGAGTTAAACAATACCTCGAAGAGATATTCGTACGCCAAGTTGAGATGATTAATAATGAGGCTGACGACTTAATCGCCTATTATACAAAGATTTCTACTGATGAACAGATTATAATCTTTTCTGCTGATAAAGACCTTACACAACTTATATCCAAACGTGTAACCATATATTCCCCAACCTCAAAACAATATTTTAAGAATGGGGATATGATTACTATCAACAAGGTTGATATACCACACACAAACGTTTTATTAACCAAAATCCTAACAGGAGACAAGTCCGACAATATTGACGGAATAGAACTCTTGGGAGAAAAAACTTTGGTTAAATTATTCCCCGAATTGCTGGAAAAATCATGCACTATCGAAGAGATACTCGATATTGCACGAAATAACCAGCAGAAGAAAAAACCGAAAGCTTTGGAGAATATTTTGACAGGGCGAACAAAATTTGGTATACTTGGGGAACAGTTCTACCAAACAAACAAAAAGATTGTGGACTTACACAATCCGTTGATTACCGATGATGGTAAAGAGTTGGTAGAACAAATTCATACCGATTCTATCGACCCCACAGACAGAGGATATAAGAACTTGATGAGAATGATGATGGAGGACGGTCTCTTCAAGTATCTACCCAAAAACGACGAGGCTTGGGTAAATTTTCTCCGACCATTTATGAAACTAACAAGAAAAGAAAAAAGAAAAACAAACAAAAATTAAAACACAATTATGAAAGAGCAAGACAGCACTAAAATGGAATTCCTTTTGACCTTGAACGATAATATCGTGGTTCAAAGATTTTTCAATGTTAGAGGTTACAATCCTAAGGCAAAAAACTCTATGGAGTTGTATGAACTTGTAAGTTCAATCAAAAATGAACTACAGTATCATTTGAAGATGAAGACAGTAATTTATATGATGGACAACAGAGATGCGATTACAAACGACCCTTCAGTTATGAACACATCATATACCGAAGGACCTGAGGTTTTTAACATTTATGTTAAGGTTGGAGACACGACAATTTGTCATAGAGTTTTTGACGGAAAATTTTTCCCACCAAAAGTTCGTTATACGGTTGACGTACGACCATTTTTAAAAGACATCCTTCGTGAATTAACTGACATTTTTTCAACAACCAAATTAACTTACCAATATTTAGAATTTGACCTTAGCAAGTAAGTATTTAATAATACGGGGGGTATAGAATATTATTTATGAATAAAAATTTCGATTATTTAGGGAACACTTTTCAGATTCAGTTACTTAATCAAATCGTGGTAGACAAGGATTTTTCATCGTCTATTATCGATGTTATCGAGTCACAGTACTTCGATAACAAGTATTTCAAAATCATCTTACAGATGATTAAGGAGTACTATGTTAAGTATGAATCTACACCCAACTTCGATACCCTTGAGCAGATTATTAAATCCGAGGTTTCTCAAGAAATGGTTGCTAAGATTGTCTTAGACACATTGAAGCAAGTCAAAGACGCACCATTCGAAGGAACTCAATTTGTCCAAGAAAAGGCTTTGAAATTCTGTAAACAACAAGAACTTCAAAAGGCGATGGACAAGGCTCAAAAAATCATCACTCAAGGTGATTTTGAATCTTACGATAAAGTGGAGGGGTTGGTTAGAGAAGCATTACAAGTTGGTGAAATAGACAAGGGTCAGACGGATATCTTCTTTGGTTTGGAAACAGTGTTGGATGAGGACTATAGACACCCTATTCCGATGGGTATACCAGGTATCGATAGATTGTTGAAGGGTGGACTAGCAAAGGGTGAGATTGGTGTTATATTAGCTCCTACGGGGGTTGGTAAGACAACCATCTTAACTAAGATTGCCAATACCGCATTTAATATGGGGTATAATGTTTTACAAGTATTCTTTGAAGACAATCCAAAGATTGTTCAAAGAAAGCACTTCACTATTTGGACAGGTATTGCTCCTGATGAGTTAGCTCATCACAGAGAAGAGGTTATGGGTAAAATAACTGAAATTCAAGAAACAATGAAAAACAAGTTGATTCTTAAAAAGTTAGCATCCGATACCATGACTATGAATCAACTTAAAAATCAGGTTAGAAAGATGATTGCTGATGGAAACAAAATTGATATGATTATGTTAGATTATATCGATTGTGTACTTCCTGAATCATCAAGTAAAGACGAATGGAAAGCTGAGGGTTCTGTAATGAGAGGATTCGAAGCAATGTGTCACGAATTGAATTTAGTTGGTTGGACAGCAACCCAAGGTAATAGAAGTTCTATTTCATCTGAAGTTGTAACCACAGACCAAATGGGAGGTTCAATTAAAAAGGCACAAGTTGGACACGTTATTATTACCGTGGCAAAAACACTACAACAAAAAGAAATGAATTTGGCGACAATAGCCATTACAAAGTCACGTCTCGGAAAAGACGGAGTTGTATTCGAAAACTGCAAATTCAACAATGAACTTCTTGAAATCGACACAGAAAGTTCGGTTACCTTCCTTGGATTCGAGGAACAACAAGAAGAAAGAAAGAGAGATAGAGTCAAGGAACTTATGGAGAAAAGAAAGGCGAAAGAAGAAGCCCAAAAATCTCAAAATAACGTTTAATTAAATATCTACTTTTTCTCAAAAAAACTTATTTTTTTTTAAAAATAAATGTAGTCAATAACTACGCAACGGCATATTTATCACTAAAATCAACGATTTTTTGATAAAAAAAACAATTACTTAAAAACAAAAAAATGGACATTTCAAACAGAATTTTATCGGACATTACAGTGTACATGAAGTACGCCAAGTATATTCCTGAATTGAAAAGAAGAGAAACGTGGCAAGAGCTTGTCACAAGAAACATGGAGATGCATATCAAGCACTACCCTAAATTAGAAAAGGAGATTCGTGAGAACTATATGTACGTCTTCAAAAAACAAGTTTTACCATCAATGAGGTCAATGCAATTTGCTGGTAAACCTATTGAAATTTCACCAAACAGAATCTATAACTGTGCCTTTGCACCGATTGATGATTGGAGAGTATTCTCTGAAATCATGTTCCTACTTTTGGGTGGAACAGGAGTTGGATACTCAGTTCAAAAACATCATGTTGATGCATTACCTGAAATCAGAAAACCTAACAAAGAAAGAGGAAGACGTTGGTTAGTTGCTGACTCTATCGAAGGATGGGCTGATGCTGTTAAAGTGTTGGTTAAATCTTATTTCTTCGGAGGTTCTCACATTCAATTCGATTTCAGTGATATTAGAGCAAAAGGAGCAAGATTGGTTACATCAGGAGGTAAAGCCCCTGGTCCTCAACCATTAAAAGAGTGTCTTATCAAAATCGAAGGAATTTTAGATTCTAAAGAAGATGGTGAAAAACTAAGAGCAATTGAAGTACATGATATGGTTTGTCATATTGCAGACGCAGTACTTGCAGGTGGTATCAGAAGAGCGGCACTTATTTCATTATTCTCAGCAACAGACGACGAAATGATTGGATGTAAGAGTGGAGCTTGGTGGGAAACGAATCCACAAAGAGGTAGAGCAAATAACTCAGCAGTTCTAATGAGACATAAGATTGAAAAAGATTATTTCATGGACTTATGGAAGAGAATTGAAGTTAGTGGAGCAGGAGAACCTGGTATCTATTTAAGTAATGATAAAGATTGGGGAACTAACCCATGTTGTGAAATTGGACTTAGACCATTTCAATTCTGTAACTTGACTGAGGTTAACGTATCTAACGTTGTATCTCAAGAAGATTACGAAGATAGAGTTAGAGCGGCTACGTTCATTGGAACACTTCAAGCTGGTTATACTAACTTCCACTACCTTAGACCAATTTGGCAAAGAACAACCGAGAAAGATGCGTTGATTGGTATTTCAATGACAGGTATCGGTTCAGGTGCGGTTCTTGGGTTGAATATGAAATCAGCGGCTAAAGTTGTAAAAGAAGAAAACAAAAGAGTTGCTGACTTACTTAATATTAATCCTGCGGCTAGAACAACAACTGTTAAACCAGCTGGAACAACATCACTTACTTTGGGAACATCAAGTGGTATTCACGCATGGCATAATGATTATTATATCAGAAGAGTAAGGGTTGGTAAAAACGAGGCGATATATACACACCTCAAAGAAAACCATCCTGAATTAGTTGAAGATGAATATTTCAGACCACATGATACCGCGGTAATTGGTATTCCACAAAAGTCACCTGAGGGTTCAATCTTGAGAAACGAATCACCGATTCAACTTCTTGAAAGAGTTAAAAAAATTCAACAAGAGTGGGTAAGACCAGGTCACAGAAGTGGTTCAAATGCTCACAACGTATCAGCAACAATTTCTATTCGTGAACACGAGTGGCCGGCAGTTGGTGAGTGGATGTGGGAAAATAAGGAACACTATAACGGACTATCAGTTCTACCATATGATGGAGGAACATATATTCAAGCACCATTCGAAGATTGTACCAAGGAAAAGTACGAAGAATTGATGAAAACATTACATGACGTAGATTTATCAAAAATTGTAGAATTAGATGATGATACAGATTTGAGTGGAGAAGCGGCTTGTGCCGGTGGAGCTTGTGAAGTAAAATTTGTATAAAATGGGTCACATTAATAATGAACGGGAGAAGCCTAAAAAACTTCTCCCTTCTGATTTTTACTATAATGACAAGGGATTAGTGGTATTAAGTGAATCGTTTCATATTAATAGAGGACATTGTTGCGGAAACCGATGTATGAATTGTCCCTATGAACCGAAATATCAAAAAGGTAATACCTATTTAGTAAAAAAATAATCCAAGTATATTTATGGGATATGGCAGAAGGAATTACATATGGTTTAAATTTTCCGTTTAGAGATTCAAGACAAGGTGACTACTTGGAGCTAACAGAATTAGAGGCTCAAGAAATTAAGGCGGACTTAATACATCTTCTATTGACAAGGAAGGG